GCCAAGGAGAGATCGACAGCACGCTGAGGATGTTTGAGATCCTCAACCCGCTGGCCCAGATCGACCCGGGGATCTTTGACTACGTTGATATGGACGGCTTGGTTAAGTTCGTCGCGCGGACGGTCGGCGTGCCGGCATCGGTTCTGCGATCGGAGCGCGAGGTAATGACGATCCGCGAGGAGCGCCAGGAAGCCGAGGCACAACAGGCGGAGATGGCCCAGATGCAACAGGCCGCTGAGTCTGCTGGCGCCGCCGCGCCGGCGCTGAAGGCAGTCGGAGACATGGGGCAACAGTGACGCCAGAGGATCTAGAGCAGCTCAAGGCTGCATACAAATTTGTCTTCGACACTGACGACGGCCGGCGTGTCCTGGCAGATCTGCGACGACGCTGCCACGCGCATACCTCTACGTTTTCGGCCAATGCCAACGAAACCTTTTTCAACGAAGGCCAGCGCCAGGTCGTGCTGTTCATCGAGGACATGCTGTCCGCAGACGACAACAGGAAGTTACCAACCACTGCAATAGATGAGGAAGAATAGAACATGTCTGACGTAGCAATGGCACAAGAGATAGCGCCTGCTCCCGAGCAAGCGTCTGGCGAGCCTGCCGCACAAGTCACCCAGGATTGGAAATCATCCCTGCCCGAGGATCTCCGCATGGACCCGTCGATCGCCAACCAGCCATCGGTGGAGTCAATGGGGCGGTCCTACATCTCGGCGCAACGCATGGTCGGCCTCGACAAGATCGCAGTGCCAACCGAGCACTCGACCGACGAGGAATGGACCCAGGTTTACGACAAGCTAGGTAGGCCGGAATCTCCTGAAGGTTACGACCTGCAAATGAACAACGTGCCAGAGGGTTTGGAAGCCAACCCCCAGCTGGTCGACTGGTTCAAGGGTACGGCGCATAAGATCGGGATGACGCCCAGGCAGGCACAGGAGCTTGCCGACAGATATAATATCATGGCCGGCGAGGTCGAGCAGTCGCCCGATGAGCTGGCGATCGCCGCCGAGGCCAAGGAACAAGAAGGCGTCCGCTCCCTACAAAGGGAATACGGCAAGGCGTTTGATACCAAGATCGACACGGCAAAGGCTGTGCTTAACCAGTACGGCGGCGAGGAGCTGCTGGGTCTAAAGCTCGAAGACGGGACGCAGCTGGCGTCCAACCCGACCCTGGTGCGCACGCTCGTCAACATCGGCGACTTCATGCAGGGCAGGCTGGGCGAGGATACCCTCCGTGGCGCCAAGACCGGCGGCGATGCCATGACCCCGGCAGACGCGCAGCGCGAGCTGAACACGATACAGGTACAGGGCGGTCCATACTGGGATTCAACGCATCCCGGCCATGCCGCCGCTGTCGCCGAGTCTTTAAAGCTAAACGAATATATCCACGGCACCGACGTGGCGTCGTGATTGTGTGGGCATCGATGCTGGGTAGCCCGTAAGGGTCCAGCGGACACGCCAAGAACGCCAGGGTAGCGCTCACGCGTCCTGCTGACAGCCGGGAAAGCCCAGCGGTCTAGTCAACCGAAATGACAGGAAGGTCCGCAATCATGCGGATAGCCCTCTGAGCACCGTTATTGCTTGGAGTTTTTAACCATGAGCACTCAAGTAACGACGGCCTTTGTCCAGCAATTCAATGCGAACATCGCTCTGCTCTCGCAGCAGAAAGGTTCACGGTTTCGTAAAGCCGTACGCGTTGAGTCGGTAACTGGCGAGAAGGCCTTTTTCGACCAAGTCGGTTCGACTGCAGCTGTAAAACGCAGCTCAAGACATGCCGACACTCCCTTGGTAGTTTGATATCTGCCTAGCGGGTGGGAAACCATCCGCCGAAACCCGGTCAAATTCGGGGAAGCCTGTAAAATGGTAATCCCGAGCGAAGCGCCGCAAGGCGAACGTGTAGAGACTTGACGGCCGGAACCGTAACGCGGCAGGCGACGGTTAAGAGAAAGTCCAGGCCACAAACGACGCAAGTCGGCGGGGAAACCCGTAGCTGGTAAGGGATACACCACACTCCCGCAGAATGGTCGTCATGGACGATTATGAGTGGGCTGATCTAATTGACGATCAGGACAAGATCCGCATGTTGGCAGATCCGACATCGACGTATGCTCAAGCAGCAGCCTCTGCGATGGGCAGGGCGATGGACGATGTAGTCATCGCGGCGATTATCGGCACGTCATCTACTGGCTCGTCTGGTACGACCAGCACGGCGTTGCCATCTGCTCAGAAGATCGTTCACGGTTCTGCCGGCTTGACTATTGCCAAGCTGATCAGCGCCAAGAAGATCCTCGACGAGGCGGACGTGGACCCCAGCATCAAGCGCTGGATCGCGGTCGCTCCTGAGCAAATCGAAGACCTGTTGAACAACACCACTGTGACATCTAGTGATTTCAATACCGTAAAGGCACTAGCACAGGGTGAGATCAACTCCTTCGTCGGCTTCGAGTTCATCGTGACCAATCGCTTAACTGATGACGGCACGTCCCGGCAGGTTGTTGCCTGGGCGCAAGACGGCTTCACGTTGGCGATCGGCAAGGATATGTCCAGCCGGATCGATGAGCGTGCAGACAAGTCTTACTCGACCCAAGTGTACTGCTCCATGACTTTGGGCGGCACACGCATGGAAGAGGTCAAGGTCGTCGAGATCGCTTGTAACGAGTAACGAGTAACCACACCACCACCGCAACTGGGGGGAGCTTAACGGCTCCCCCGTTTTCTTAAAGGAAGGAAGTCCTAATGGCTGTCGTAAATCTATACGGAAGTCGAGTGATGACCGGCCTGGCTAATACCACGCCTGTATCACTCCCCAACGCGGGTCTACACTACGGGCGTATGCGCACCACAGTGGATACCATAACCACCAACGCGGATGATTCAGCAACGTCGACCTACACGCTCGCGCGTATCCCGTCGCACGCTATCATCCTCCCGCAATCCACTCTCTACTGGGATGACCTGGCCTCGTCAGGTTCGCCCACTCTGGATATCGGATTGTTCAAAACCAACAGCTCAGAGCAGTCGTTCACGGATGACGTAGATGCCTTGTCTGCCGGCCATGATGTTACATCGGCTGGTTCGGCATCTGTCCTCACTGACCACGCCAACTCTGGCCTGCCGGTCTGGGACTACATCGCCAGCGTCACGGAAGACCCGCAGGGTCTGATCGACGTTAAGGTGTCGGTCCTCGATGCGGCGCTCACGATCGCGGCGGACATCACGCTGTCGCTGATCTGGGCGGTCAAGTAGCTAACTAGGGGAGCTGTCTGTGCGCCAACACCAGGCAGCTCCCCGCCTCTCTTTATAAGGCAGGCCCATGACCTCAGCAGTTGACATTTGCAACTCGGCATTAAACCTGGTGGGTGCCAACAATATCACCTCGCTCACCGAAGATTCGAAGGCCGCACGGGTGTGCAATCAACGCTACGAGTTCGTTCGCGACAACACTTTCCGAGCGCACCCCTGGAATTGCCTGATCACCCGCAAGCTGCTGGCGCAGGACGCCACCGCGCCGACCTATAAATACGCTTACCGCTATACGTTGCCCACCGATCCGTACTGCCTGCGTGTGCTGTCCGTAAGCGACGACGGCGACCTTGAGCGGCTCGACACCGACTACCAGGTTGAGGCTAACCGTTATTTGTTAACCGACGAGGGCACCCTTTACATCAGATACATCGGGCGGCTGACTGACCCGACGCAATGGGACATCGGCCTGGTGGAGACGATCGCCGCACGGCTGGCTTCAGATATTGCCTACCCGCTGATCGGGTCCAGCTCCTTCGCGAGAGACATGTTCACGCTGTACGAGGAGAAGCTCAAGGAAGCCCGGTTCATTGACGCCACCGAGGGCTACCCTGATGCCATCATCGCGGACACCTATACGGCGGCGAGGTTCTAAACATGGCGCAGGCGTCACCTGCCTTTGTTGCCTGGACCGCTGGGGAGTTTTCTCCGCGCCTGCACGGCCGCACGGATCTGGCTAAATACACTACCGCTGCGGAGACGCTGGAGAACTTCATCGTCCACCCCCATGGAGGCGTTACCCGCCGGCCAGGTACGGAGTTCATCGGTGAACTCAAAGATTCATCGGCAGTTACACGGCTCATCCCGTTCGAGTTCTCGACGACGCAAGCCTATGTGCTGGAGTTCGGCAACCTCTACATGCGGGTTTACAAGGACGGCGGTCGCGTCGTCGAAGGCAACAAGACCATCTCCGGTGTCACCAAGGCCAACCCGGCGGTCGTGACTGCAACCTCGCACGGCTACTCGAACGACGACCATGTGGTGATCTCATCAGTGGCCGGCATGACCCAGCTCAACGGCCGCACGTTTAAAGTTGCAGGCGTGACGACCCATACGTTTCAGTTGTCTGGTGTGGATTCGAGAGACTACTCGACCTACACATCTGCCGGCGTCGCCAACGTGGCTTACGAGATTGCGACGCCATACACCACCGCGCAGCTGTCTAGTCTCAAGTTCGCGCAGTCTGCAGATGTTATGTATCTCTGTCACCCATCGGTCAGCACACGAACACTTACCAGAACTGACCACGACGCCTGGACGATCACCGAGGTCGATTTTGTTAACGGGCCGTTCATCCCGGCCAACATCACGGCGACAACGATCACGCCAAACGGTCGCTCGGGATCTATCACGCTGACAGCCACCACTTCGACGTTTGCCTCGACCGACGTTGGCCGTCTTGTGAAGATCTTCAACGGCTACGCCAAGATCACTGGCTACACGTCAGCGACGGTGGTCGATGCGACGGTAGGAACGATGCCAGACGGCACTGCCGAGTTGCTGCCAACATATACGAATACGACGATTTCATTCACCGAAGGCGACCCGTCAAGTACCGGCCTCGAACACAACGACCGCCTGACAGACACCGCGCGGAACTTTGTCGAGGAAGGCTTCACCGATAACATGGTGATAACGATAACCGGCAGCACCTCGAATAATAAGTCTGTCAAGATCGTCCAGATAACCGACGACACGATGTTGTTGAAACCCGCTGATGATCTGGTAACAGAAGCCGCCGGCGATACAGTCACGGTTGCGGGGACTTTGGGCGCGACAACGGAATGGGCGCTCGGCCACTGGTCGACCACGACCGGCTTTCCTGGTGCTGTTTCCTTCTACGAGGAGCGTTTAGTCTTCGCTGGGTCTACCGACTACCCGCAGACGTTATGGTTCTCCACATCAGGCGACTATGAGAACTTCACCGCTGCCGAGGTCGACAACACGGTGCTCGATACCAATGCTTTGGTCTACACCATTGCCAGCAACCAGGTTAACGCCATTAGATATCTGTCGGCGACGAGATCACTCCTGGTGGGAACCGTGGGCGGCGAGTTCGCGGTCAGGGCGTCGGGTGCGGATTCACCGCTAACGCCGACCAACACGCAAATCAAGAAACAGGCGAATTACGGCTCAGCCGACGTGCTGCCGCAGCAGGTCGAGAATGTGACTCTGTTTTTACATCGCAATGGCCGCAAGGTGCACGAGCTGGTGTTTGATTTCGATACCGACAGCTACAAGGCGCCGGATCTGACGATCCTCTCGGAACACATCACCGAGACCGGCATCGTCGATATGGTCTACCAGAAGGAACCCGACAGCATCCTGTGGGCGGCGCGTACCGACGGGCAGCTGGTCGGCATGACGTACCGCAGGGACGAGGAGGTCATCGCTTGGCATCGGCATAAGATTGCCGGGACGCATACCAAGTCGGGGACTGATTACACATACGGACATGTCGAGTCGGTGACATCGATCCCCGGTACTGATGCCGAGGACGAGTTGTGGGTAATCGTTGCAAGAACAGTAGATGTGCCGTTATTGAAATCCGCCGGCGCCGACACAACCAACGATCGGATCACGTCGGTCAATCATGGTTTGTCGACCGGCACAGCGATCACCTTCGACACCAACGGCACGGTGCCTAGCGGTGCGCAGAAAGGCGATGCGACTAACTTATTCAAGGCCGATGGCGCGACGGTCTATTACGCTCGCAATGTGGATACGAATAATTTCGGCATCTTTATCGACGCCGCGGGGGCATCAGCAGACACCGACGCCAAGAAGATCGGCTTCTCTACTGTCGGAACGGGCACGATGGTCGTCTATGCGGAGACGCGCACCACGGCGGTCAAGCGTTATGTGGAAAGATTCAAGCCATTCGATTTCGGGACGGATGTCGAGGACGCTTTTTATGTAGACTCTGGGCTGTCCTATTCGGGCAGCGCGACCAGTACACTGACAGGTTTAGGCCATCTATACGGCCACGATGTTGTCGTCCTGGCAAATGGCGCAACGCACAATACCAGGCACATCGCAGCGGACCCTGCCGGCATCACGCTGACGCGCACGACCACCAAGGCGCATGTTGGTTTGGCGTACGATTCATTGTTGAAAACCCTACGCGTCGATGTGGGATCACAAGAAGGCACGGCACAAGGCAAGACCAAGCGCATCTCGGATGTCACGATCAGGCTCTATAGAACGGTAGGCCTGCTGGTCGGCAGCTCGGAGACTGAATTAGACCGGGTGCCGTTTCGCGACAGCTCCATGGCGATGGACACTGCGGTGCCGTTGTTTACCGGCGATAAAGATGTTGAGTTCAAAGGCGGCTACGAACATGAAGGCCAGATCGTGGTCAAGCAGAACCAGGCCTTGCCGATGACCGTGATCGGGATCTACCCGAGGCTGCAGACGTTCGATCAGTGATTTTAAGACAATTCGAGCGCGCCCATGCCGAGCAATCGATGGGCGGTGCGGAACCGATACCGCATTTCTTTCAGTACGTTCAGCAGATGCGCGTGCAGGGGTTGTCCTGGTCTATGGAGATTGACGGCACGATCGTCGCTTCTGCTGGGCTGGTTCCGTTGTGGGCCGGCGTGGCCGAAGCCTGGATGATCGCCGGCGATGATCTGGGAAAGCACCGCATCAAGGCGTCTCGAAAGATACGGATAATGCTCGATGACGTGATGCGGCAGCAGGGGTTCTATCGTGCCCAGTCCAACATCCACTGTGGTTTCGAACGCGCGATCCGCTTGGCCGAATGGCTGGGGTTTGAAAACGAAGGCCTGATGCGCCGGTTTGGCATCGAGGGCGCTGATTACTTTAGATATGCGAGGGTTCTGTGAATGTCACCTAAGCTAGTTATGGCGGCCATCTCTGCTGCGGCTTCGATCATTGGCGGCGTGATGGCTGCGCGCGCCTACGGGCAAGCTGCGGATACCGAGCGGCAGGTTGGCGCGACCAACCAGGAGATGGCAGAGCGCGACGCCAAGATCAAGGAACAGCAGGCTGAGGAGCTGCTGCGCGTCAGCGATCTCGATCAAATGGAAGACGAGGAAGAGTTCCGCAAGCTAGAGGCGCGCACGCAGCTGGCGCTGTCGCATAACGGCTGGCTTACGGATAGCGGTTCGGCGGCATACATCCAGATCGCCAACGCTGACGAGTTCGAGCAACAGCAGGAACGGAATGAATATGCGGCCCGGGTTGGCCGCGACGCTCAGCGTGAAGGCGCGGTGCAGGACCGGATGCGCGGTTCTCTGGAAAGGCAGATGGCTGAAGCACGCGCGACGGGATTGGAAGCTGCCGGCAAGGGCGCGCTGCTCGGAAGCGTCTCCAAGGCTGCGTCTATCGGCATGTCGACGAAGAAAAACTAAGGGTAAAAACTAAATGATCGTACCGACATATACCGCCTCCGCTAAAAATGTAACCGGGGTTGCCGGCCAAGCTATGAGCTTCAAGGTTCCCGGCGGCGCGCTTAGCCAGGGCCAGGTCGCCGAGGCGCAGTTTTTAGGCAAGGTAAGCAGTACAGCTGCGTCGTGGGGCAGCGCGTTCTATGGCATGCATCGCTCAGCTGTAACCAGTAAGGCGGTTACGGAAGCAACCAAGAGCCTCGATGAGGTGGCGCTGGAATCGCAAAAAAAAGACGTGCTCGCAAAAAATGAGATAGATCAGCCCAGCGGTTATTTTGCTCACCATGCACAGTTGATTGCGACCAAAGCTGCAGCCGCGTCTTGGGATCCTATTACGCAAAGGGATATCGCCAGCCTCGTCAGCAGCCGGGTTGTAACGCTGCAACGCGAAACAAACAAGCTGAGCCGCCTTCGCATCGTGCAGGTTGACCAGAGCATTCTAGCCGATCGGGAGCAAATCTATCGCGATCAGATAGCTCGGACGATTCCCGAAGAGTGGGACGGTAATATCGATAGCCTGCCGGCACATGGACAATCGGCTTATTACGATCTTCAGAAGATGCGCAAGGAAGCTGCTGGGCGGGGCACTATCTCTTATGTGC